AGAAATAATTTTTAAATCATTATCACGTAAATCATAAATAATATTATCGTCACAACGAACTTGATACATTATAAACTACCTCCCCTATATTCAATACTAACTATTCCATTACCTATAAACTTTAATACGTTTTGTCCTTCGCATATTTCAATATTTAAGACTTTTTGTGTTCCGGCAAACAAATTATATGTATTAGCCTTAAAAACAACTTGAATTGGATTGTCGCAAGTTATTTTTGGAATAACTTTTTTTCTTCTTCCGTATATTATAATTTCTTGCTCACCATCAACTTTTATATCTTGCGTTTCAATTATAATTCCATTTTCAAAACTGAATGGATCCCATAACCAATCTTCTGTGGAAGAACTTAAGTCGTATTTATATGGTTCGACATTACATTCTATTGTAATTGTTCCTATGCTCTTATCACTTTTAAATTGATTTATTTCTGCCCTACCATAATAATAGAAATTAGGGTCTTCATCTAATATTATTTTAAATTTACGACCATGCAAGTAATTCGCAATCTCGCTTATTAGATTTTTCCATGTTATACGTTGGTCAGTTGTTACAAATTCAAATAATATTTTTCTATTTTCGTATTTAACATCTCCAGATAAACTTTCTGTAAAATCTAATTCGCCATCTGCTCCTGGTATATTAATTGTTTCTTTTTTTACGTTAGGAAAACTAATATCCGTATGTGTAAGTATTAGTTTCCATTCTTGATAAGTATGTTTGTCTCCAAAATTTACACCTTTCAATTAGTTTCCCCTCCTTCTTTTTGTTTCTTCATCTGATAGATTTCTATCTAAAAGAGGTGTTAGCTTAGCTGCAACTGTTCCATCTTCAAATACAATATCTCTTTCCATTAATTCAGCAAATTGTGGAAAATATGCTAATAAAATATCTATTAATTTTTGAATTAAATATCCCAAATTACTATTTCCATCATATTCTATACTTTGCCTTGATTTTGATTGTCTATACTCTGCATTCTCTTCTTTTGTTAATACTGCCTCACCCTTATGTAATATTGCTGGAAAATCGTCTTCTGGAACATAATCCATACCAACTTTTAGCTTTGGTATTTCTGGTATATGCAGATTTAATCCACCAACTCCAGGTACCCAGTCTGGTATCTTTAAACCGTTTAGTCCACGAATAAATCCATTTATTCCACCGATTATAAAGTTCAGCGGTGCCTTAAATATATTTCCTAATCCGCTAACTATGTTTGAAAAAATATTTTTTACGTTTTGCCAAGCTGCACTCCAATTTCCAGTAAAAACATTTTTGACAAAATCAATAATATTTTGAAATGTATTTTTTACTAGTTCTATATGTGTTTTTATTGTATTGAATGCGGCTATAAATACTCCCCCAATTATATTAGCAACCATAGTTAGTCCATTTTGTAGTCCTGGTAAAATCATTTGTATTATATTTGAAAATAACGTTACTAGTGGAGGTAATATCATATTTATCAATTCTAGTAAAGGTGTTAATAACATCATAAACAAGTCAATAATTGGCTGTAACAATTGTACTAGTGGTTGTAGCAATTGTAAAATAGGCTGCAATAATTGAATTAAAATTGGTAATACTAATTCTATAATTTGCATAATTGGTGGCAATAGCATATTGATTAGTTCTACAATTACTGGTAAAACCGTTTGTACAATTTCTGATACAAATGGAATAATTTGTTGGAGCAAATCAAATAAAACTGGCATAATTGATTGCATTAGTTCCATCAGTGGTGGTAATAATTGTGAGAACATTGCTGTTATAATTGGTGTTATTTGCTCAAAAATTCCCTCTATTGCTGGCATATTGTCCATTAAGAACTGAATTACTTGTTTCAATATTGGCATTAGTGCGTTTCCTAGTGGTAACAATAGCATTTCCACATTTCTTTTTAGCCCTTCAAACATATCTTCTAGGTTGTCGTATTTTATTTCTTTAATTTGTCCCATCGTGTCAATAGTTTCGTCGAACGCATCTCCATATTCTGTCATTGCAAATACGGCATCTTTTCCTAAATCTTCCCACATAGTTCCAAAAATAGCAACACCAGCTTGATTTTGTTGTAATGGATCTTTTATATTCTTTAGTCCTTCTACTACTTCACCAAATGCCCAAGAACCTCGTTCTCCGCCTTCTGCAAATGCTTTTTCCAATTCCTTTGCATCTAATTTCATTGATTTTAATACGTCAGTTGCAGAACCATCTTTCATTCTAATGCCCATTTCTTTTATTGCATCGCCAACTTTATCTATAGAAAATGCACCACTATCTGCTCCTTGCTTGAAAGTATTAAACATATCTGTAGCACTTAAACCATTTTGCCTAAAATGAACGGAGTATTCATTAATAGAGTCTAATAAGTCTCCATTTTTATCTAACCCCTGTTGTGCTCCTTGAGCGATTAAGTTATATGCCTCTGAAGAAGATATCCCAAATTGGTCCATAAGCATTTTAGCTGCTCTAACACTTTCATTGACTTCAAAACCAAAAGTATCTCTTAATGCCAAAGCATCTTCTGTGACATTTTGTAAATTAGTATTATCAATTTCTCCCATTTGTGTTTTTACTTGAGCCATACTATCTGCAATATCTTGAAAGTCTTCCCCATAATTGTTTTTATAAATATTAGCTAATACTTGATTGTAAGCTTCTGTTTGGTCTGTTGCTGAACCTGTTGCTACAATAAAACTATCTGTTGCCTTATTTATTTCTTTGGTGGTATTAATTGCCATTCCACCAATAGCTGTAGCAGCTGTTACTGCTGCTGTTGCTATCCCTACTCCCCACTTCGCCGCTGTTTGTGCTACATTTCCAAACATATTTCCTAAACTTTTTCCGCTTTTCATCTGTTTTAGCTATTTTTTCGTCCGCTTCTGTAGTATCAACAAAAATGCTTCCAAATAACTTAAATATTTCCATTCTTATCACCTGCCTTTTGTTGATTTCTTTCGTATATTTCCATTATTTTCATTCCATCTTCTACAATTTGTTCGTCAGATAGCTTTTCATTACGTTGTTTTGTAATTACATTTTGCTTAATTTTTTCTTTATATTCTTTAAAAGAAACATATCTCATAAATCCAGCTTCCATTAATGGGTATAAAGTTATCCATCTTTCATATAGTTCCTTTTCATATGCAAACTTCAAAAAATCCGCTAATTTGCTTAGCGGATAGTTTTTGATATTAGCCATACCAAAATATTTGTTTAGAAGGTATATTATTTCTTCTGTTCTGGTATGGCTACTCGTTTTAAAAAATTTGTGAATTCCTTATCTTCCATTAATTCCTTTGCGATTTCAATTACATTTACTTTTTCTGCTTCTTTTTCAGTAATATCTTTATAAATTGATATAAATTTAACTAATTCATTTCTAACTTCATGTATTTTAGTTCCTAACTTCAAAACAATTTTCATTCCAATTTTATTTTTAATATCGTCAATTTCCTTTTTGTCCTTTCCTTTAGCTGTTTTTCCTACTAATAACATTTCTTCTATAAAATTGTCGTCAATTTTAATTTTATCCATAATACTACTAATTAGGCATATTGAATCTATTGTTAATTTCATTTTATACTTCCTCCATTTCTATTTTTGAAATATTTTCAATAGTATATATTGGTCTAGCTTGACTTTCGTCATATTCATGATGTGCACTATATACCAATTCAATCTCGCCTTCAGCTTTTTGTACTGCTGAATAATCTAATCCACTTTCATCAAGTGTATTTGTTATTGTTATTTTAATATATTCTCCACTGATTTTTTGTGCAAACATTGTAATATTTTGAATATATTCTTCTTCAGCAATTATTCCCATTTTGCCTGATTCTATTTTAGTTATCTTATTAGTCGTTGCATCTTTTGTAATTTTTGAACCTGGTAATTTGTCCGCTAGTGTTTCTAAACTAGAATTTAATGTTTTAGCTGTTAATGTAGCATTTTCGTCATCTATTGTTTTAAGTCCTTTTGTTTTTCCTTTTGCTCCATCAAATTCTATATTTCTATATGTTCTTTCAACTTTAAAATTTGTTCCACCTCTTACTGGTGCAATAAACTCTTGATTTTCTAATCCATAGTTTTTTATTAATATCCCATGATCTATTTGGATATTTTCTATCTGTTTTTTTGTTATTTTGCTTTCCACAGTTATTCCTCCATTTCATAATAAAATAAATGAATTTCAAATGATAAAATTCTTTTTTTAATCGTCTTGTCTTCTTCTTTATCAGTCAAGCAACTATTAAACCATATTACATATGCGTAATTATCTTGCATGGCTCTTTTCTTATTAAGTAAGTTCTTTAAGTCATCACATATATTTTCTAATTGTGTTGTGTCTTCTTTTTTATCCCATATTTCAATTTCTAATAAGTATTGTGTTAGCACTTCATTGTCTATTTCCTTAATATCTACTACTGCATATGGATATTTTGCCCTATTATATGTAGTTAAAAAGTAACTTTCTACGATAGGATTTATTTCTTTGTGCAGTTGTTCCCTCATAAAAGTTCTAGAATTGTTTATATTACTCATTCTCCTATCTCCTCGCTTTCATCTAATAGTCCTAATGCTCTGTTTTCATCTTCTATTGATTTTATATATGTCCCCTGTATTTTTCTTATTTCATCTTTGTTTTTTAGAACGGCATTTTTTAACAGTGACTCTTGTTTTGCCTTTGATGTGCCTAGCTCTTGAAAACCTAAATAGAACCCAGCTGATTTATATCCAATTTGTAATGAACCATCTTTTCTTGCCCAATATTGTGTATTCTTTTTACCTCTTCCAGTTCTCTTTTTGATTTTCTTTTTTGTTTCCCTTGTAATAAATTTTCCTACATCTTTGTTAGCTGCGTGAACTAATTCTTTTAAAAAATATTGCGTTCTATCAACTTGACTTATATATTCCACTCCGTTTTTTGTAAATTTTACCGCTTTAGGTATTGCCATACATATCACCTTCATTATTTACTTGGCTACTACATGTTAATTCTATTTTTTCGTCATCTCTTATGTATGTTCTAGTAATCTTATATTGCTTTCCTTTATATTTTAGATATTCCTCATCGTTATATTCAAATTTCCAAATGATACAAGTAAATTCTGGCTTTAATCCAACAGCTGCTGCTTGATAACTTTGTCTTTGTCCTATGCTTTTTATCTCTGCATATCGTTTTATTTCTTGTATCTTGTTAATTACATCTCCCATTGAGTTTGTTCCTGCAGTATTTCTTAATAAATATATTATTTTATCCATTGGAATCACCTTCATTTTTATATTCACTTGTATATTCCGTTGTACAACTCATAAAGTTTTTATTTTCTTCAAATATTTGTCTATTTTCATTTGCAATATTTTGGTCTGTATATCTATAATTTGCTCTTACATATGCAATAATTGTTTGCTTAATATAATCGTCTGATTCTCTTATCCTTGAAAAATGAATACCAGACAATATCAATTTTTTTATTGCTGAATTTCCTAATTGTTTTAATTCATCATCAAATTCTTCTATTTCCTCTTCTTTTTCCTTGTTTTTGCCTTTCTTTTTAGATTTTGGTTCTTCTTCTATCTCATCTTCTTCATCAAAG